GATTAGAAATGTCTATTGAAAATTTCAATTCTGAAATCGAAGAACTTCGTTCACAAGTTCTCGAGCTTTCAGAGAAAGAAGAAATCACCGAGGAAGAAGATCTCCAGCTTGACGAGCGTTTGTCACAGCTCGAGGTTCTTCTCGAGAAGCGCGCTAAGCTTGTTGAGCGTGAAGCTCGTGTAGCAGCTGCACGCGAGGTTGCCACTGAGCGTGCAACCGGTTTCGATGCACCACAGGTTGTGCGCGAAGTTGAAACCGAGCTTGATCTCAACATGGCAAGCAAGCAGCAGATCCGTGACGCAGCGTTCAAGCTTCTTGATCAAAACGGTTCACATCTCAGTGCACGTGGCGGTGACCATGTTGACGCTCTTCTGCGTTCATCGAATGGTAACTCGAACGGTTCGTTTGTTGCGAAGCGCATGGTTCTCACTGAGAGCGACGCGTATCGTTCAGCTTTCCAGAAGGGTGTCACCCAGTCACATCCAGCGTTCACCGCTGATGAAGCTCGTGCTCTCGATGAGTACCGCGCAATGTCAGAAGGAACAGACGCTGAAGGTGGTTTCGGTATCCCAGTGTTGATCGACCCGTCGATCGTGTTGACCTCAGGTGAAACCGCTGCACCGGTTCTTGATATCAGCCGCACTGTGACGATCACCACTGACGAGTGGAAAGGTGTTTCATCTGCTGGTGTTTCATGGTCATACGACGCTGAAGCCGCTGAGGTTTCAGATGATTCACCGACGCTCGCGCAGCCAACCGTTCCGGTTTACTCTGCACGTGGTTTCATTCCATACTCGATCGAGGTTGGAGCCGACTACCCAGCGTTCGCAGTTGAAATGCGTCGCTTGTTGGACGCCGGTTACATCGATCTTGTTGCACAGCAAACGATCACTGGTTCAGGTTCATCACAGCCAACCGGTATTTTCACTGCGCTTGACGCGAACACCAATGTTGAGGTTGCAACAGCATCAGCTGGTACGTTCGCTGCAGCTGATTTGCTTGCCACATGGAAGTCGCTCCCAGAGCGTTACCGTGCGAATGCAACCTGGATCATGTCAACCGATGTTGAGAACGAGATTCGTTCGTTCGCAGCTGGAGCTGACTCTGCTTACTACACTGTTGATCTCTCAGCAGGTGGCATCGGCACGTTGTTCGGTCGTCCGATCCGTACAACCGACTATGCCCCAGAGTTCACTGGTGCAGCTGGCAATATCCTTGTTGTTGGTGATTTCTCGAACTTCCTGGTTGCGCAGCGCGCAGGCATGTCGATCGAGTTGATCCCGCATCTGTTTGCTACGGGCAACAATCGCCCAACCGGTCAGCGTGGATGGTTCGCCTATGCACGTCACGGTTTCGATAGCATCAACGATCTCGGCTTCCGCATCCTGCAGACCGCCTGATTCGTTGAACAGTCGTCTCGTCCCGCTAGAACTAGTGCAGTCTCCTAGTGGGACGAGACACTCTATTTGAAAGGTTTTTAATAATGGCAAACGTTGTAGCTAAGCTCACGTGTGTGACAACTTTGAAAGACGGCACACGTGTTCGTGTTCGCACAGGAATGGCGTTCGAATCAACTAGCGCTGTTGTGAAAGAGAAGCCTGAGTTGTTTGACATGGGTTCTAAGCCTGTTGAGAAAGCAACAAAGGCACCAGGTGAGGTTCGTAAAACTTCACGCGCTAAGAAAGTTGAGAGCTCCGACAGCGAGTGATATGATCTCGTTGAAGGAGTGTTGCAATGGCTGATCTTGTTGAGCTATCAGATCTAAAAGAAATCCTCGGCATCAGCGACACGGTTGATGACGCAAGGTTGCAGGCTTCTATTGATGCTGCAACAACAATGGTTCAAGCTTATTGTGATCGGCAGTTCATTGTTGACGATGACCCAGTGGTACGCGTGTTTGTTGCGTCTACGCCTTGGATCGTGCATATCGATGATGTCGCTACAACAACAGGTCTCGTGGTTAAAACAGATGAGGATTCTGACGGCGTGTTTGAAACCACATGGTCAACAGCTGATTACCAGCTTGAACCTGTTAACGGTCGCATGTCAGGTCAGATCTGGCCATATACGCGTATAAGGGCTGTAGAAGCGCGTGAGTGGCCGCTTGATTACGGTAGAGCATTGGTACAAGTCACAGCTAGGTTCGGATGGAACCTGGCTGCTTCAGGTCAATCAGGTCATACGCATAGCTACGTGCCTGGTTCAGTGACCGAGGCAGCGAAGATCCAAGCGATCAGCTTGTACAAATCAGCTGATGCTCCTCTTGGTATCGCAGGGTTCGGTGATATCGGTATCATGCGGTTGCGTCAAGCGATGCACCCTGTCGCGATGGCTCTTTTAGCTCCGTTCCGTAAGGACGCTGTGCAGGTAGCTTGATGTCAGCGTCTATATCTGATCTCGCTCAAGGTCTTGAAACACGGTTGGCGACTATCACAGGGTTGCGCGTGTTCGATCATGTGCCTGACGTGTTCGCTGTTCCGTGTTCGTTTGTGTTACCTGAATCCGTGTCATATTGGAACGATTTCTCTGGTGGTCTTGTTGAAGTTCCGTTCACCGTGACAGTTGTTGTTGGTCGTTCATCTGAACGAGCTTCACAGAAATCGTTGTACGCGTTCATGTCGTACTCAGGTGATAAAAGCATTCGAGAAGCTATTGAAGCTGATCGAAGCTTAGGTGGTGTTTGCCAGACGCTCCTGGTTGATTCCGCTAGTAACATTAGAATGGTGTCACAAGGTGATGCCGATTATCTTGCTGTTGATTTTTCTGTCACGGTTCACGCGTGATTCAAAGCGTTTATGATAGGTTGGAATAGTCATGAGTAACACAAAGTTCGAAATCGTTGGTGCGCGTAACGTGTGCGGACGTGAACCCGGTGAGATTGTCACTGAAGACGATCTCGTTGGAGTGGATGTCCAGCATCTTGTTGATGCAGGTCATCTACGTAAAGCAACATCAAAGAAAACCGCTGTCAAAACCGACAGCGCTGAATCAGAGGAGGACTAAGCCTGTGGCCAAGTTCGTCATCACCAACCCTGAGATCACAATCGGCGGCGTCGACCTTTCCGACCATATCGCTTCAGTGACTCTTTCCGAAAACTATGCAGAAGTTGCAACAACCGCTTTCGGTGATACCGCTGTAACGCGGGTCGCTGGTCTCGGTGATCACAGCGTGTCGCTAAGCTTCCACGAGGATTTTGCTGCAAGCGAGGTTCATCAAACGGTTTACCCGCTTGTTGGAGCAACGACCCCTGTCACCGTGAAGCCAACGGGTGACGCGACGTCTGCTGACAACCCACAGTTTAGTGCAACAGTGCTTGTCACCGAGTGGCCGATTCTTGATGGAACCGTTGGCGATCTCGCTTCCGCTTCTATCTCATGGCCTATCTCTGGGGCAATCGCTAAAGCAACCTCGTAACAACTAAAATCATTAGGAGACTGCAATGATCCAAATTAAGGTAGCTGTAACAACCGTCGACGGAAACCGACAGGTGTATCCTGTCACTCCGAAAACTCAGGTTGAGTTCGAACGACAACACAAGATTGGTATCGCAAAAGCGTTCAACCAAGCCGATATTCGAATGGAGTATTTGTATTGGCTTGGTTGGCACGCGTCTAAGCTTGCTGGTTCTAATCCGAAACCGTTCGACGGTTGGCTAGAAGGTGTCGCGTCTATCGATATTGACGACGAGGCAAACGTCCCTTTAGACGAGACAGCGTAACATACCTGGTTGCATCGGCTGCTGTTGCAACAGGGATTTCTCCGTCAGCGTTAATGGAGGACTCGAGAATGTTACATGCTATTGTTCAAGTGTTGAACGATAAAGCGAACGAGCAGGAGAAAGCCAGAGCGAAATGAAGAAGACCGACGCTGTTGTTGATTCTCGACAGGTTCGTCGTTCCATTAACCGGCTCACTGATGCTGTTGACAAGAACTCTGCTAAAAGCGAGTTGAAATCAACAAACTTGAAAGCAGCGAAAATCGTTCAAGGCAAATCGGATAACATGGTTCCTGTGTTGACAGGTAAATTGTTGTCAACTCTTCGTTCCTCTGGTACACAGAAGTTTGGTGTTATTCGAGCAGGCACAGCTAGGGTTCGGTACGCTGGTCCTATCCATTGGGGTTGGCCGAAGAAACGCATCAAGCCTAATCCGTTTTTGTATGACGCCGTGAACGATGAAAGCATTCGTTCCGAGGTGATGCAAACCTATAATAAGAACCTTTCTAAGCTCATCAAAAAGTATGATCTAGACTGATGGCTAAAGGCAAGAACTCTATTGAAGTTCGCGTTAGCGCGAACACTGCCCAGTTTGCACAAGGGATGCAACGGGCTCAAAGCTCGATCACCGATTTCGGTAAGAAGGTTGGAGCCGGTTTAGCTATTGGTGCCGGCGCTATTGCAGCGTTCGCTGCGAAAGGTTTAGGCGATTTCGCTTCGTTCCAAACAGGAATGAACGAAGTGTTCACGCTTCTTCCAGGTGAGTCACAAGCAGCGTTCGACAAGCTCACTGATCAAACCAAGGATTTCTCCAAGGAGTTCGGTGTTTTACCGAGCGATGTTATCCCATCGTTGTACCAAGCTTTGTCAGCTGGTGTTCCAAAGGATAACGTTTTCGAGTTTCTTGAAACAGCTCAGATGGCCGCTAAAGGTGGTGTCACGAGTTTAGAAACAGCTGTTGACGGTATCTCGTCGGTTGTTAACGCGTACGGTGATGACGTCATTTCCGCTACTGAAGCATCCGACTTGATGTTCACCGCTGTTCGTCTTGGTAAAACAAACTTCGAGGAGCTGTCCGGTTCACTGTTCCAGGTTGCTCCGATTGCATCATCGCTCGGGGTGAACTTTAATACTGTCACTGCTTCTCTCGCTAATCTCACGGCGAAGGGTACACCAACGAGCGTTGCCGCGACGCAAATGAAAGGCGCGTTGTCGGAGCTCGGTAAAGCAGGTTCGAAAGCTGACAAGAATTTCCGTGATCTCACTGGGA